CAAAGAAGTCGTTATATAAATCGATAATGCTTTTATGTGAGCCGTTCGATTCTTTCTTTCCATCCCAGGATTCGACAAGATTAACAACGGCCTGTCTTGATTTCGCCATTTTTATCACTATCCTTTCGAATTAAATTTCTTTCTGTTTGCGGCATTTACTTCCGCATGATGTCTGTATAAATCTCGTTTGCTTCTCTTCTTCGGGGGCTTATTTTCCGCATTGCAAATCCGGATAAGCATTAACAAACGATTCAAATGCCATTTCTGACACTCAAACGGAATATGATACGCGGTCATCCAGTAATAGATAAGTTCACTGGTTATCTGCTGCCTGTTTATTGGACCACCTTTTTCTTCCTTAACAGTCGAAGCCGTCATAGGCGCTTCAATATAGGCATTTACTGCATCAATGTGAGAATTGGTAATGCATTGATAGACCAACGGGTCAACATTCTGTGTGAGTGTCATACAGCGTATATAATCAATGGTTTCTTCAATTGTCTTCTGCTCTTTAGATAAGAAGACTTTGCACCATTTACTTTCCCATTTTGAAAGTGAAACGAGCGAATGCTCCAAACGCAACTTCTGTTCCTTTACAGGGATAAATCGCTGATTCCGCTCATCCCACAGATCAGTTCTTGGTATCGTAAGTTCAAGCATTCGATCTCACCTCTTTAGTTCATGGTGGCAACCGCAGGAGCAATCTCCAGATTTTCCGAATGCTTCTTGATATCTACAACTTTCGGAATTACATGGTTTACGAATTCAGCGGCTTTGCTGTCATCTGTAGC